CAATTTTTCTTCATTTAAGAATACATCTTTATCGTCTTTTGTTGAAATACTCAATACTAAGTTTTCATCTAATCTGAAAGAAATTTTATCTTCTTGAACATCACCAATTGTCATAACTTTTTCTAAAAGTCTTAATTCTCTAACTTTTTCAATGTCTGAAATATGGTCTTCAATAAGAGTTTGTTTAACTTCATCTTGATTAATCAAGAACCAACGGTCTTTCATAAATACTAAATTACCAGCATCCACTTTTTCTACTAATGTAAATACCTTTGAAGCCTTACCTGAATTTACTAAATTTTGTCTTTGAACTGGATTATTCATATATCCACTCAAGAACATTTTTACTTCTGGAATCCAATCGTGAATTACCAATTCGTTCAATATTGATGACATTTTTGAATCATTATCGTTAATATTAATAATATTTAAAATAGAATTTAAAGCTGGACGATACATTTGTCCATAATTTTTTCTTTCTATTTTTTTGTACAAATCTTTCAAGTTGTAATTCAAAGGTTCGCTTTTAATTTCATCTTCCAAAGATTCTACTAATTTTGTCACCTTAACATCCCATGCAAACGATGCTAAGTTTTCTTTTAAAGAACTAACAAGTTCTTTTTCTGAAAAGCTATCATAATTGCTAATATATCTTTCAACAATTACATTTAATTCATAATCTTCAATTGGAAGATCTCTCTTAAAACTGAACAAGTCATACTTTAAATTTTTCATATTCTTTCTTTCTTTTTATTTTTTGTTTTTTGTTTTTTAATATCGTTCTGTAACTTTTGCTCCAAAATATTTTATGAGTTTATTTGCCTGTTCCTCACGTATAGTTGTACCAACTGTTTTAAATTTTTCATAGTTTTAAATTTTTTTACAACGTATCTTGCAGCTTTTTTAATTTTTTAATTCTTTTATAAGTTTATATATAAATTAAAAAAACTCGTTTTTTGCTAAAACGAGTTTTTTTGTAAATTATTTTTAAATATTACAAATTATATTTTGTAGAATCTATAGCTAATTCTATATCATCTTCTTTTATTCTTTGCCAATCAAAAGTGAACTCATATCTATAGTATTGTGGAAAAACATTAAACTTCATGTTTTCTAATAATTCTTTTTGTTCTTTATCGATATCGTTATCACCATAAATTTTTATACAAGCACCAAAATAAACATCGTTATAAAAATAAACAGAATATTGTATATTGTTCTTTTTCAATATTATTAAATCAGATTTAAGTGCAGTTTCACCGACAATATTAAATTTGCTCAAATAATTTTTAGCATATTGCGTTTTTCTACTTTCAAATGTTTTTAAATATTTCATTATTATTCCATATTATTTATTTCATTCAGCAAATCTGCTTCTTTTTGTGCAATTAATTCTTCTTTACTAATATTATCAAGTAAATTATTAAACCAATATGTTCTTTTCAAAGAACCATCTACTGATTTTGGATCTGAACCATCTGGCTTTTTTACTCCTAAAAACTCCCAATCTATTGAATCATCATTATCACAAACTTCAAAATCATCAGTATTTACAGAAAATATAGGATAATATGTCTCAACTTCAAGATTAAATTTCATTGATATTACATTATCTGATGACAAATTAATAGATCTTGGAATTTCAGCACCAGTATCTGAAGGTAGTTTAAAAAATGCGTCTATTTTAAGTCCATAATAATTAATGTAGAAAAATCTATAATTATATAATACATCTATCAATTTTGTATAGCATTCATCATATTCCCATTCATTATCTAGTCTTATTTGAATTTCAAAAGATAAATTTATTGGCACAGCTTTTACCCGACTAATTATAGTTTTTAACTCATCATTTAATTTGCATTCTTTTGATAAAAATTGATTAGGATTCGCAAATTCATCGTCTTTTTGTGAGCCACCTTTAAAAACTATGACACCTCTTTGTTTTTGATCGGCATTTAATTCAACTCTTGTGCTTGCAGTATCATCAACAAATGCATCAAGCATAAATCTTTCTTGTCCAGCAAAAGATGTATAGAAAGGTATAATTACTCTAATTTTTTTACCATCACTCCAACGGTTTATCCATCTCACTTTTGTACCAAGTACTTTAGCTAAAGCTATTTTTGTCATTCTAACTAGGTTATTATCATAGTTATATTCGTTATCTATATGCACAGGTTTAAAATTATTTTTATTAACGTATATATAAATAAAAACGATGTATATTTTTAAACATCTATAAATTTTATTTATAAAATAACTGCTTATCCATTTAGATAAAGGTTAAAAAGAACAATAGACATTATTTCAATGAATTAGCTTCGATTTCGCCATTTTTATAAATGCTTGAAATATATACTATTAGCAAAAACACTTGACCGAAGTGGATAAGCAGTATAAAATAAATAGAAATAATTAAAATTGAACAACAAAAGTTTTAAACATTTGCTTTTTTTGTAACTATAGATATTATAAATTATAAATTATAAATTATAAAAATATGAAACAAGATATGTTCTGGTACAAATACCAGCCTAAAAGTTTAAATAGCATCATCTTACTACCAAGGGTAAAAGAATTAATTAAAGATGGACTTAAAGCAAATATGATATTTTACAGTGATTCAGCAGGAACTGGAAAAACCACACTTGCTAAAATTTTATGTAAAGATACTGACAATATTGAGTTCAATGCATCACAAGACACTGGAGTTAACATCTTGAGAGATCAATTATCAAAACATTGTAAAAGTCTTAATCCATTTATGGGTAAAGATGCACAAAAAACTATATTCTTAGATGAATTTGATGGTGTATCAGATGAATATCAAAAAGCTATGAAAGGGTTTTCTGATAAATATCAACACGTTAGATTTATTCTAACTACAAATTTCATTCAGAAAATTGATGATAAGATTCTTTCAAGATTTATTAAAGTTGATTTCAATCCTAAAAATAAAGAAGAAAATGATTATCTTCAGACAATGTATCTTAAATATTTAAAAGCCATTGCAACAAAAACAAAAATGTCTATAACTGATGATGAAATTAAGAAAATAATCATGCTCAGTTTTCCAGATTTGAGAAGTGCAACTCAAAAGCTACAAGAAGTATATATCACAAAAAATACAGATCAATTTAAAAGTTTAAGTGCATCTGGTTACGATGATATATTTGACTTTGTTATGGATGGTAGAAATAGCGTTGAAGATAATTATAACTTCGTTATGAACAATTTTCAAGACAATCCATTAGAACTAATGAAAGCTTTGGGTAGGCCATTATTCACTAGAATAATGTCTATTGATGCTCCAAATCTAATGAAAAAAGGTGCCACACTAGTAAATATTCAAAAGAATTATAATGAAAGATATACAGAAACTATTGATCCATTAATTCACTTAGTTTCTTATGTAACTGATGTTAAAGATGTTTTAAAAAAATAAATAATATAGACGAAAGAATTTAGAAATTTTGGGATAAAAACTATGATACATATGATAAATATGATAAATATAACGACAGCACACATGTACAATTATAACGATTATCTTAAAGATAATTTACCATCTGAACAATATATAACATATATAAATTATTGTATTGAGAATACTAAAAGTAATATACCATATAATGAATATATGGATCCTGATTCACATTTTATATATAATGAATATTCATCAGGTCCCGTATATAAGAAATCTAAAACAACAAATTCAAAAAGAAGAACGTATTGAAAAATTAAATAAACTAAATAGTATACAATGACAACAAAGGATAAATTTGAATATCCATTCTATATCTGTAAAGAATTTAATGTAGATATAAACCATGGCAAATTTTTAATAGAAGCGTTAAATGGTGATTGGTATAGAACATTTAAACAAAAGCAAAGATTGGAAAAATTACTAAAAATAAATATGATAAATGACAGAATTGAATAAAGAAGAAATACTCAAAAAATGGGGCGATGCTGGCTTTTTAGAAGGATTACAATCTAATAATTTGAACATTAATCGAGATGACTTTGACGAATTATTTAAAAATACATTAGCACAGCAACCAAACGTTCCTGATCCATTTCAATCTATAGTCTTTCCTATGATTAGACGAGTTGCATCGGCAACACTAGCATGTGGCGGAACATGTAAATCTAAAAAGCAACAACAAAAAGAAGATAGAATAAATAAACTTCGTCAATTAGATGGAAAAGAGCCAAATGTTATTCTACCAGATGATGATAAATATGATGGATTAGTTTCAGTTCAACCAATGTCAGCAACATCAAATCAGTTATTTTATGTAGACTATAAATATTCAACATCACAAGAAATATTAAGAGATAATAGAAAGAAAAAATTATCAGAATTAAATAAGAAAACAAAAATTAAATATATAAAGTAGTTACTAAAAAGTAAAATAAATAAAATGAAAACTAAAGAAAAATGTCCGATTTGTGGTTCAAAAAATTTAAAATCACGTGATGGTATGAAAAGAACTGGTACACCAGAAGTTGCAAAGAAAACAAAAGCTAGAATGTCTTATGTTGTATATTTTTATACAGAATACACTTGTGAATGTGGGCATATATGGCAAATAAAAAAATAAATAAAATAATATGGATGATTTAAAAATGTTTAAAGAAAAAACGATTAATGACTATATTTATAGTAATATTAATTTAACACATACTGGAACAAGAGACATTAAAAATGGCTTGAAAGCTATTTTAGGTGAAGAACCTGGAGTTAAGTTTAATTACAGAGAAAATATGAAGATTAATGAAACAACAAATAAAGTTGAAAGAATGGAAAATGAATTAGAATCAATTGAAGTATATTATACTTATATCGGTTCAGATAATAACCCTCACGCAGGACATCTAAAATATGTTGTTAACTAAATAAAAACCTTCTCAAAAAGAAGGTTTTTTATTTTAATTTTTTCATTATAAAAACAACATTACCATATGTGTCTTCTGAATCTCAACATATCCAATACAACTCATGATCAACAATAAGATTAGATATTTTTGCTTCTCCAAATATTACAGAATTGTTTAGCTGCATGTAAAGGTATACTATCTTTTGCATAAAACGATATCTTATCATATTTATAATCATATGAAGAATTGTCACATTCTTCGTAACCATAAAACTCATATAACTTTTTAAATGATTCTATTTTTAATAATCTTTCTGTTAATATCATATTTTAAAATTATTTTTTTATAGTTTAAATCAATCATAATATATATAAATAATATATCATATTTTTATATTTTTAAACAAAAGCATATTAAACGAATATATAAATAAAAATAATTTAAAATTATGGTTAAGCTTTGCTTATTAGTTGACGCAAATTACATGCTTTATAGATCTGTCTTTATATTACAAAAATTAAAAACGCTATACGGCGACTTAGAAACACTATTATTAAACGATTACAACAACATCACAAACGCATATCCGTTTCATATGATACACGTTGTTTCTGATAGTAAAACAAATTGGAGAAAAGGTATATATCCAGAATATAAAGGTAATAGAAAAAAAGATTCTGATATTGATTGGGAATTTGTGTTTAATACTTTTGATACATTCAAAGATAAAATAAAAGGTAGACATAATTGTTTACTACATCAAATTGAGTTATTTGAAGGTGATGATATTATAGCTCACATTGTAACAGAATCTAACAAACAAGGATACTCTAATTTAATAGTATCAAATGATGGCGACTTGCATCAATTGTTAGAATTTAGTACAACTAACAATTATATCAATATGATGTATAATCATAAATTTCAAGATGAGCGTTTATATGTTCCTAAAAATTATAGTATATTTTTAAAACATGTTGAAGATAATACAGTTGATGATATTTTTGATATGAATGATGATACAGAATTTAGAAACTATTTTGATAAAATTACAAGTAAAGCTAAGGTAACATCAGTAAACAAAGAAGAGTCATACTTCAAAAAATTAATTTCTGGTGATACTGGTGATAACATAATGAGTGTTGTTAAAACTTTAAAAGATTCAAGAGGAATTGCTGAAGCTGGAGCAAATACTGTGTATGCGATGTTCAAAGAAAAATATCCTGAGGATATTGATTTTGATACAGATGAATTCGTTACAAATTTGTGTGATATACTTTCTATCTATAAAAAGAATAACGATATCAGTTTTATAAATAAAATAACAGAGAATATTAAGTTTTCAAGGACTCTAACCAGATTAGATAGCAAATATCTTCCAGCTGGTTATAAGCAAGTACTTTTAAATACTATTAAAATTTAATATGAATCCTAAGTTAAAAACTTAGGATTTTTTATTTTATATATACTCAAAAATATCACTATAATATGCAAATTAAAAAATTTGAAAATAGTAGAGAATTAGATGTTGCAGAAAAACTTTCTGAAATATTTTTTGAAAAATGCGATAATTTTGGAAGTGAAGAAGAGCAAATTGGTAGCACATCAGTAATGTTAATTTTTTATTTTCCTTACATAGACGATTTAGAATTTGAGCAAATAGAAAAGTGTAAAAAATTTATAGAAAAATATGAAAAATTTAATATATCACACAAATTTTATGATATAACTTTAAACTTCAAATTGGAAAAATTTGATTATTATAAATTAAACGAAAAATTAGATTTATATAAAAATTCAAAACAATACAATTTATGAAATATTTGAAAACATTTGAATCTATAAGTTTTAAAAAATACATTATAGCAACTATGCCAGTTTGGGGTAATCTAACATATATATTTAAAACATTAAAATATGATGATAAAATATATTATTATAGTGCATATTTTACTTTTGATAAAGATGATAATATAATTAAAGGTGTGTTAACTAATTCATTTAATCATAATTATGAAATAAAAATGTTAGACATATTATATCAAACTGATGATTTAGATGATGCAAAAAATATGTTGGGAACAATATATAATTCAAAAATATACAACTTATGAAAATACAAAGATTTAACGAAAGTTTAGACGATTTGTTTTCTTATCAAGAACTACAAAAATCTAAAAAATTATCTAAAAAAATTAACGATTTTATCATTAATTTTTCAGAATATTCAGATGACAATTTAATTGAATGTATTTCTCACATATCAACTAATACAAAATTGACAAAATTGACAGAATATGATAACTTAATAAACCCAATAAAATTAC